TAAAAAGAGCAATCCAAAGCGTAGAAAGTCATTCCGCGCACGTCATAAATGTGATCAAAAGAAGGATAAGTTCTCTGCTGGTTACTGGTCATGTAAAAAGTGGTAGATTTAGGTCATTGGGAGGGGGTTCTTGAAGAAAGTATAGACCTACCTTACGGTTTCATTTATAAGATAACTAATCTTACTAATGATAAGAAGTATATTGGTAAGAAACAGTGCCAGTCAATAAGAAAGCGTCCCCCTTTAAAGGGTAGAAAGAATAAACGACACGAAAAAATAGAAACTGACTGGAAGACCTATACTTCTTCATCAAACGAACTCAACGAACATATAAGAATACTCGGAAAGGGTAATTTTAAGTTTGAAATACTTAGATGGTGCGATTCTAAGTGGGAGTTGAGTTATCACGAAACTAGATTACAATTTAAAGAAGAAGTATTACTAAGAGATGACTACTACAATGGAATTATCAACGTCAGAATCGGAAGGCGTAAATGATACTGTACGTGGTTTTGAGTTTATTAACCTTAATAAATGTCTTAATAAGTCTTTCAATGAATATCTTCTTTATATTACCGAGCATGAGCTAAAATTAACTCGAAAAGAGAAGAATAAGCTTGGTATACACTTCATTATTAAAGAGCTTATAAGAGTATGTTCAAAAACAAGTAATAAAAAGTGGTTTTACTATAAGACAGACGGTAAAACAATCGAACATACACTTGTTAAGCGTATTTTTAATGCACTACCTACTAATATATCATACAGTGAAGATTGCTTTGATACGTTTTTAGAAGAAAGAGATTACATTTCGTTTAAAAAGAAAGATACATCAGCTGTTTCTTTCTATAAGTTTAGACTTTTCCTTCGAAGATACGAATTACAGCAAATTGAAAGTGAGTTTCTATCTAATATAAATATAAAACTCTCGCTACTTCCATAAATATATACATGAGTAAATTTCTAAAACTGGTAGAAGAAAATCGACCAGGGCAAGACAAATATACTATAGAGTTGAGAGATGCAAACGGTGAGGTTGTTGATTCTTTTGATATGTTTGGCGTGAGTAGCCCTTTCGATATTTTTGATAGCTTTAAACAAGAGTATGCTCCAGATATTCCAGTAGAAGATCAGGAGATTAAAACCGGTCCAGCAAAATATGATGTAGATAAAGAAGTTAACCGACTTGCAAATCAAGGTGGTATGTTTTCTGGTGCTCGTAAAGCTAAAAAAGCTTTAAAGCAAAGACAAAAAGTTGCAAAAGATGCTATAGCTGTATATGATAAAAAAACAAAAGAGTTGCAAACAGCAGTAAGGGATGCAGCTAACCCACCAAAAACACCATAAAATCATGAAAAAGACATTACAATTATTTGAACAATATAAAAGGCTTTATTCAGAACAGGATGAAGTAGAAGAAGTCGATGTTGACGTTGATGTCGAAGCTGATGCTACTGATGCAGAAGACATTCCACCAGAGCCTACTGGTATTTCACCTGAGGGTGAGGTATATGTCGCTGATCTGTTAACTAATGCCTTTATATATGCGCCTAAGATGCAAGATATTAACATTGCTGCACAGGTGAATAAAGAATTTGGTAGAACACAACCTAGAAAGGTCATTGAAACGATTGAAAGATTGATCGAATTTTCAAATGAAGAGGTTGAACAAGAACTTGAAGACTTAGACGCACAATAACATGCAGTGGTCATTAGAAGACATTTATAAAAAGCAGGTACGTGGTAAGATTCCACCACGTAAACATCTTGAAGTGATGGGAGAGGCAAAGGTAACTGTAGAATATGATAAACCGGGAGGGGCTTTTATGAAGGGTAAGCAGGGAGTAATGGCGGAATTTGAGATTGATGATGATTATTTTGATAGTGTACTTAAGAGATATGTTAAGATGGGTACTACTTCGAGTATAGAAACTCGTAATTTAGTGCAACGAAAATTGCAGCAAGCAAACGGTGATATAGGTCAAAATTTAGATGTATATCAGAGCTATGTTCATAGTGGTAGGTTTGATTTAAAGGAAGAAAATATTTCTAACAGTGCAAAGTCGTTGTTAGAAATAGTAGAGGGTAATGGTGCTTTTATATTAAGTGAATTTATAGGTTCACATTTTCCTGGTTCTACTGTCTTTAATAAGTACTTTATGAAGGCATGGACAAGTATACCTGACGCACCTGTCCATGGCGCTCCCGGGGATGGTGAGCTATATTTAGCTTTCTTCTGTAATGGTGTAAAGCCCGACAAGGGTGATTTAAAAGTAGGGAGTAATGATATAGAATTAAAAGGGCCAGGCGGTAGATTGTTAAAGACAGCAGCATTACAAAACGACTTTACAAACTTAAAGAGGTCAGATTATAAAAATGACGAGGATTTTATGAAAGGGATGTCAGAGTTTATTGCTAATTGGACTGGTTCAGGTCATTCAGCATCTGGTATTTTTGAATTATTGTCTAACAATAGCAATGTACTTGAAGCTGTAAAATTTGACTATAACTATTTTCAACAAAGACAGAAATTAAGACCGTCAGGTGGTAAGCAAGGTGTAAATTATTTTCTTTATATTGGTGGTGTTACTCAATTGTACGAATATAAAAAGCTTCAGAAATTTGATTCATTTATGGCTTTTAATAGCTTAGGAGACGATGTATATTTGCAAAGTATTAATATGCGTGATGTTGGTTCTCTATCTAACTTCTTTACTCTGCTAAGTCAGTTACCAACAAAATTTGCCTTCTCGAGAAGAAGAGATGGAAAAGGGTGGGCAGTAACAATAGCACCAAAATAATGAAAAACTTTAAACTATATTTCGAAGATTACTTAGAGCTCCTTGAAGAGAGTAAGGCTAATACACATCTTACTCATTTAGAAGAACTAATTCTTACTAAAGGTAAGGGTGGTTATGATCAAGCTAAGGGCTTTTTAGTTAATTTACTCGGTCATTTACAGGGAAAGAGTAAGAGAAAGATTGGTACTACAGTAAAATGGGATGGTGCGCCTGCTATCTTCGCTGGAAAGCACCCTGAGACCGGTAAATTCTTTGTTGGTACTAAGTCTATCTTTAATAGAGATCCTAAAATTAACTATAATGAGCAAGATGTTGAAATAAATCACGGGCATTCACCTGGTTTAGCAGATAAACTTAAAAAAGCTCTTAAGCATTTACCTAAATTAGGTATCAAAAACATAATGCAAGGTGATTTCATGTTTGACTCTTCATCTGTTAAGAAGGAAAACATTGACGGTGAGGTACATTACACCTTTCAACCTAATACAATTAAGTATGCAGTAGAAGCTGACTCAGATTTAGGTAAACAAATAGCTAACTCTGTGTTTGGTATTATATTCCACACTGAATACGATGGATTAGACAGCCCTGCATCATTTGGTGCTAAGGTTAACCGGTTGAATAAGGTGCCTGGTGTTTGGTTTGATGATGCTTTCTTTAAAGACGATACCGGTATTGTAAATTTAACAGATGATGAAGTAAAACAGGTTAAAGACTTAATTAAGACTGCTGATTCAATTAAAGTAGATTATAAAGACCTACCTTCCGACCTGCTCAACCCTTATATTAATACAGAAATTAGAGAAGGTAAGTTCTTAAATGATCCAGAAGAATCATATAGGAACTTTATTGAGTGGTATACTACTAGAATCAAAAAAGAGGTAGATAAAAGAAAATCTGTACGCGGGAAACAAAAATTAGAAGAGACACTTAAGCAAAAAACGGCTCAGTTTGAATCTCAAAAGGACGACATAGTTAATTTGTTTAAGGTTAGTAGCTTATTATCACAAGCTAAGCAAATCTTTATCAACAAGTATAATAATGCTGTATATAACACTAAGCACTTCATCGATGAAGGTGAGGGAGTGTTAAGAGTAACTGCTCCCGAGGGATATGTTGCAGTTGATAGAGATGGTAATGCTGTAAAATTAGTTAACAGATTAGATTTTAGTTCAGCTAACTTTCAAAAAGATAAACCCGGATCATGAGAACATTTAGAGAATATTTTAAAGAAAACAAAGCAATGGACTCTCTTAGAGGGTGGGAGCATGATGATGCTAAAGAATATGCTATAAAATTAATAAAGCAGTTCGGTGAGCCTGATGAGGTGACAGAAAATATGTTACTTTGGAATAATATAGAGCCTCCATTTGAATCAGTTTATATAAAAGATGAGAGTATACCTCATGAGTTTCCTTCCTCTCATAGAGATTATGTTTATTCTACTATGAATATTGATGTACCTGCTGAAATGTTAGATACATTAGGATATGTTACCGGTAGTATTATATACGATGGTCTTAAAAA